ACAAACTATATCATGACTAATTCTAACATAATGAGTTACCAAAATAGAGTTGGCATCAGTAGCAAAATCCTTAAGATCCTTCCCGTTGCATTTATCCAAATGCCATGGATGAGGTCCATACAGTGTTGCATCATAGCCATTTTCATTTAATAAGTTAGTTAAACGAATAAACGCTATAGTAGAACCTCCAGGGTTTGAATATCCAGTAACTATGTTAACTTTTTTATTTTGGGTCATCAGGCATTCCTTCTAATTCTTCTTCGTATTTCCTATGATTTCTAGGGTCAAAACCACAATCAGTAAAACACTTCTCATAGATAACCAAACGATCATCGACTACCTTATTAGCATCATAGAACTCATCAGTGATCTTTTTGAGATTAGCTCCCATTTGTTTTATATGGCTCTTATCCTTGACTACTTTCGCTATAATCTTAGCCCACTGCATCATCGAAGCCTCTGCGGGTAGTAGATACCCTGTTTCTCCATTCTTAATTGTATCAGAGTAGCACCCTACGTTAGAAGCTATAAGAGGCACCCCATATCGACCACACTCTGCTACCTTAATATCACTCTTAGAGTCATTAAAAGCGTTCATCTGCAAGGGTGCTATAGAAACATCCATGTTAGCAAAGATAATACCGTAATCATTGGGGTTTAGAGCGTGATGAATTTGCCAATTCTTCTTCCCCTTAAACCCTCTCAGAAGTTGCTTCCTATAGTCTGTCCAAACGTCAGCTTGCCATTGATAGTTGGGATCGGGGTGGGCAGGTTTAGGGGGGTGCCCGTAGAAGTCCCATTTTACTCTCTCAGCGCCTACCATCTGATTTACGAGTCTAGGTACCCCCGAGAATACGCGAACATCGGGGACATGATGAATACCCCCTGCCCATCCAATTCTAACTATCTTCTTATCACAAGGAAAATCAGCCCTGTTACCATTCCATGCAGGAAGATTATAATCTACAGCATTCTTTATAACGCCAAGCATAGCTTTGCAATGCGGTTTAACTCTTTCTGCAAACTTTTGTTGTGTTACCGTTACCAGATGAACTTTAGAATAAACAAAACTAGTAATTTCCCCTAGCTGCTTTTCTTTATAAGTATCGTATAGTCTATGTGTATCATATAAATCGGTTAGAAGATCATCAGTATCAAAATGAATAAACTTTCCAAATTCGTGAGATTTACCAACCATTCTGGTCATATACTGACCACCAAAGTTTGAGATATTATTTATCATAATAACATCTGCCCACTTCATATTTTTAAATCTATGATTTTCCCTCCACATAAGCGAGCCTGGAGCATCCTTATATGTTTCAGAAGGAAGGTTATCTCTATAAGTTAAACCTAGGGTCTCTTCTACGTATTTTCTTCTAGATTCCTTTATTTCCTCTTCAGTACATCTAAGTCCTAATGGGTTCTCATCAAAACGTACCTCTACCCTATCAGGGAACTTTTCTGCTAATTTTGCAAAAGGCATCAAAGCTCTGTAGTAAGCACAACCGCCTTGATTTGCTGGGAATACAAGTATACGTAATTTACCGTCAGTCATGTATATATTATAGTCTCGTATAAAAAAGCCCCACTCCAATATTCTTAGAGCAGGGCTTGTAGGTTCCTAGGGAACAGTTAAGGAAAGCAGAGTCAATTTCGGACCAGATAACTGACTCATACAGATAATAGTTATGAAACCAAAATCCCCAGGATACCTAAATTCTAAACAACAGCCTTCTTCGTCTCACTCTCAAAAGCTTCCTTGGTGCCTTTAGAAGAGTGAGCCATACCTAAAGCAGATCCAATACTTGCAAGGGCAGGCATAACTTCGATCTTACCGTTAGCAGGTACCAAAGCCTTTACAGCATTACCATAGTGGTTTCTCTTCCTCTTGAAGAATGCAAGACCAATACCCTCAAGAGCCAGGAGAGGCGGAAACGCTTGACCTCCTAACTTCATAGCAAGTGAAAATACAGATTCCCACATACTACTTCCTTCTTGAGTAATTGGTACTCTGGGCGCACCCTCCTCAACATAATCAGCATCAACCATTACAATAGTTTCGCCAGGGAACTTTTTACTAAAGAACTCTCTTGCCTTTGCTGGGAGATTCTCCGTCTTGATAACAGCGGCCTTATCTTCATGGCCTCTTAAAACTTTACTAGAAGTCGTAAGAACTTGATTCTCCCCAAGGATATCCTGTAGAACACCACAGCTTGTAAAGAATAAGGATACGAAAATCATACATGCAACTAACTTTTTCATTACGTTTCTAAACTTTCCTCAAAGGACTTTCCTGTAGGCCCTTCATTATCCGAGGAGGCCACTGGCCTCCCAACCTCAAGTTGAGGGAATACCGTTAGGGCAGCGTTTTTAACTTCCTCGTAATCCTCCAACTTGACTAATGCATGAATATCATGCAGTGTATCCATGTAGACCTCAATATCCTTTGGCTTACCCGCAGGGGTTTGCTTAGGTCGGACCATACTGTCTCCATACTTAGGCCAACCATCTTCCATTACCTTATTGATAATATAATCATGGCCTTCTTGAATATCCGTAATATCTCCATACTCCAACTCACCCGTATCAGGATCAGATTGGAACATAACCTTAAGAACCTTCTTAAAGATGATTTGACCAACAGACAAAATCTTGACATTTCCACTAGCTCTTTCTACCGCGTTCATATAATAACGCTCACGGGGCTTGATTTGCTTGGCTGCATCTGCCAACTCCTCATGCTGTTTCCCAGTGGAATTATACTGTTTCCATAAACCGTAGTAAGCATCGCAAAGAGGACATTTCTCATCATGTGTCCTACGGCAATGAAAGTTCTTTATTCCCCCTTCACCGTCAGGCACTCTATGAATCTTTGTTTCTGCGTAAAATTCCTTACCTTCTGCTCCAGGAAGCAGTCTGACAATATTGTCACCGTCCTCCAGTTGCATAAAATTATTGATGAAGTCTCCTCCACCACCACCACTTTTCCCCTTGCTTTCCAGGGACTCTAGTTTTTGACGTAGTTTATCTAAATTTACTTTTGACATTTTGTTCTCTCTGTTGTTTACGTGTAAAGGTCGGTTTCTTTTCTACTGTTAGCAGACATCTGTACAAGCATGTCCTTTCTGTGTTTTAGAGCCTCTGTTAAATTCCTCATGAGATTATACTTTAACTCAGATTCAATAACAGACTCTCTTGCAGCCCTATACAAGGGCTTCGATTCGACCACGGCTGTAACCTTTTTATCAGTTACTTTACCTGATTTCTCAATCAGGTCAGTCCTGGTTTCCTCACTCATTATAGCCACATGCTGGTCAAATTCTAACTTAGAGTCATCTAATTTTTTCTTAGCTAAGGCTAAAAGCCCAGCCCAATAAGTATACCTAGACGCTGATTCCGCCAACTCAGAATTAAGTTTGGTTTCATCAATATAAGATATTGCTTTACTAATTTCTACATAAGATTCCCAATTAAGATCATCTAATGTAGTTAGTAGTGAATTCACTGTTCTCATTTGTTCTGTTCTAGACATCATTCCTCTTCATTCCTATAAAGTATTTCCCATAACTTTGGGTTTAGCCTATGAAATAGCATAGAGGCTCGACTCATCTGTAAAACCAAGTCTTCATTTTTGAGTTCAAACTCGTCCGCATCCTCTGGATCTAGCCCCACCGTAGTTGCCATAATATGATACATCTCATGTATTATAGTCTCTCGTATTCCTTCCTCAGTCTGATCATTATGAATTTGTACAACACAAGGAGAGTAGGAAGTTTGTCCGTCTAAGTTCTCACCTTTGTCACTCTGAACATGAGTCAAAAACACTATTGGAAACACTCTCCAACCTGCGTCTATGGCAAAAACCTGATTATCCCGTAACTCTTTTATTAGTGCTGATTCAGTCCTCTTCTTGCGTGTTGCCATTTGATGCCTCCATAATTAAAGTTCGATAGTCAATGTTCATAGGAACAATATATTTTTGCTTAGCATCTCTAGCCTTTAAAACGTATGCTCGCATTTCACCACTATCATACTCCTCTGAGGTTTGGTTTAAAGAAACTGCCCAGTCAACAGGTTTGATCTTATCATAGGATCCACCCATTTCTCTCTTAGTAATAAGCTCTACGCTCTCACCATCTCTATTAGTTTGAGTTACTGTCCACATAAGAACGTTATGCTCCTGACCAATAGCCCTTAACTCCTCCGCAATACGCATCTGTGCCGTATGCTCCTGGTCTGTCTTACGGATGGGCAGCATAAGCTCAAGATAATCTACAGCAATCATATCAGGAATGAAATCCTGATGAAGAGCAAGCTGATTTAGTAATTGCCTAATACTATTAGCATTAACGGTCCCAGTGGGGAACTCTTTAATCACCAATTCAGCATTTGGAAACTTAGCCTTAAATATCTTGTGTCTCTCATTTAGCTCTGTTTGTGATTGTGGCTTCACCAAAGAGTTGTATGGGATATGAGTCATAATAGAGTCGAACCTTTTTGCGACTTTATCTTGAGACATTTCCAAAGTAACAAATAGTACCTTCTTATTAGAGATAAGCGTCTTAACAGATTGGTTTACCAAAAAGATAGACTTACCAACGCCAGGGGGCGCTACTGCAACACACAATTCACCTCTAGAATTACCACCCTCTAAGTGTGCATTACATACTGGGAATATGGTCGGAAATCTCTCTTGTTCTTTTTGAGATATCTCCCTTATCCACCTATTCTTAACATCTTTAAAGTAAATCTGTCCGTGATCAATATCCCTACCAACCATAAGAGCTTCCTTTACTACATGCTCAACCTCTGATGCTCTCCCCTCTTCAATAAGTCCAATACTAGACTTAATGGCTTCTTTCATTGAGGATTCTTTGGCAAACTTTTCCACCAATCCCATGTAATACTGCTCATCCACAATCTCAGAACTGTCCATTGACGAGATGGAATTAATCTCCTCCATGTAATCTGAGAAATTTTCCCTCTCATTGATCTTTGATTTGACTTCCTCCATTAGGACAGGAGGAGTTGGCAACTTCCTGTATTCTGAATAAAACTCCACAATGCTTTCATACATTTTGGAATGTGGGGAATAGTCAAAGTATTCAGGCTTTATGAGGTTCATTACCTCAGTAAAAAAAGACTTATCCTTTAAACTTAGATGAAGAATACCTCTTTGGATATCCTCAACAAAATCGTAACTCATTATCCTCGTTTCCTATCTAGGTGTTTTCTCATTTTAAACGCGGCATCAGCCTTATGCTTAGCCTTCTCATCGGTTACACGGGTAACAGGTATACCTTGCTTTTTAGCATCCTCTTCCGATATAACCATTTTCTTGTAATGCTGACCTCCAGAAGCCATCCTACTTTTAGAATTTTCAATTGATGTATTCAAAAACTCATTCGCAGTATCTTTATCGAAACCCTTTTCATTACGTCTTTTTATTCTGTATGAATTGCTATCCCAACCTTCTCCCTTAAAATGAGTACCAGCATTGCTGTAATCACGAATACCCATTTTGCCACATTCTGGGCATTTCCCTTTTTTAGGAGCCTTAGACATTGGACGGTCCACTGTCCAATTATTTTCGCAATGTTCGCAATGTAATCCGTAAAAAACCATTAACCTTCTAAAATCCTAATTTGAATATCTTCCTCCAAGACAACTACTGCCTCCATGCCGCGAACCTCAATAGCAGTCCCACATGCATAGGGAACAACCACAATATCACCAGTCTTGAGCCACTTACATTCATCCCCAACACTTACCACAGTCCCTTCAGACTCAACTTTCTGAGCTTCACTGGGAATGATAATTCCTCCTTCAGTTTCTTTCTGCATCTCATTTCTTAAAATAACGGCTCTACGCCCCAAAGGCTCTACTTGAATTTTATTAACCACAATCTCCTCCATTAATTGAACACATAGTCACATCTGCTGCTTTTACAGAATACGCATCCCGATCAGCATATTTCTTAATATTTTCCTCAGTAGTAGGAATAGCCTTCAAAGGCTCTTCTCCTTTACTTCCCGCTCTGTAAACAGTCAAACCTTTTACATACGGAGCAAACGTCAACGAGATTTCCAGTAGGTCATCGGGGTTGGTGCTCTCTGGTAAATTTATAGTCTTACTGATCGAGTTGTCAACATACTTCTGTATGGTTCCTTGAACTTTTAAATGCTCCTGCGGAGTAACGTCATAAGCTCCTTGGAAAAAGGAAATATCCTTATCATTATCTAAAAACTCCCTAAACAGTGGATCAAATACAACTTCCTCTTTTATAGCATTTCCCTTCTTAATTTTACGGAAATACATAGGGGCGAAAATAGGCTCAACACCCGTTGACACACCAACAGTCATTCCTGTAGTTCCAGTAGGTGCAATAGTTAACAACACACCATTCCTAATACCATGCTCCTTAATAAGCATACGCACAGTTATCGGAAGAGTCTTGGCAAAATCAGTAGCCAAGAATTTAGCCCTATCAAACTCTGGGAAAGACCCCTTATCCCTGGCAATATAGGCCGATGCCTTGTAAGCTTCATTGCGGATCGTGCCGAACAGCCTGGAGATGAACCCAAGGGACTTCTCGGAGCCGTATTTCATCCCTAGCTTGATTAACATGTAATGAAGGCCCAGAACACCTAGGCCAATTCGACGGCTTCTGTGACCCGCCTCACGACAATCAGCTACAGGAAAATGGTTAACTGTTAGAATATTATCTAGAAATCTAACACCAGTTTTTACAGTAGCAGCAAGTTTATTCCAATCAACATCAGAGTTATCAGGTAAAAGCATTTGATCAAGATTAACATGACCTAAACAACAATTACCGTAAGACGGTAAAGGAATCTCTCCACACGGATTAGTTCCAGGGAGATACTCAAAGTAATTGATACAATTATATGAGTTGGTTCTAGAGATATTAAAAATGCCAGGGCAACCGCACTCAACCGCACTAGTCCAAATCTTACGCCAAATATCCTTAGCCATAACCTTTCTTTGGACTACAATCATTTCAGAAGCAGGGTTCATGAGAAGATGTTCCCTTACTCTTCCTCTCGCATCTTCTTCGTCATGCGCCCCTATAGTATGCGTAGTTCCCTCAGTCTCAACATCAAAGATGAAATACTTTTTATTATTATACGTAAAGTACCACTCCTCATTACCTTCACAAGCTTCAATAAATCTATCTGTAATGGCTACAGAAATATTAAAATTATTAAGTTGTTTTTTGTCAAGCTTCACAGTCAGGAAGTTAAAAAGCTCAGGGTGATTAACGTCTAAAATACCCATAAGAGCAACTCTTCTATTACCCCCAGCCTTAATCTCCTGACCAAGAGTATTAATAGTCTTAATAAGAGAAACAGATCCAGGTGCGGAATGCTTCATGTTCTGGATGTCATCGCCAAGGGGCCTAATCTTACTAAAATTAAAGCCTAGACCCCCACCTGAACAACCAATTCTATAGGTATCAGCTAAAGTCTTGGCAATAGATTCCACAGTATCTTGAGGTTCAATAAAATAACAGTTAAGCATATTTTGCCTACCATTTTTCCTACCAGCCCCATATAATATCCTACCTCCAGGAACGAGATCTTGAGAACCAATAGATTCGTAGAACTTCTTTTCCCACTTTTGCTTGTTATCATCTGACTCTGCTGAAGCTGCCGCTTTAGCTACTGCTTTAGATCGGTCCCCCCAATTCTTCTCTCCTGGATACTGATACTTATCCGCAAAAATATCAAACCGCAAACCTTCTAAAACTTTTATTGTCATTATTTATCCTGCTCTAAAGTCGTAATACCATTCCTCTTAGTCACTATCAATCTATTACAATTCTCAAGAATAGACTTTAACTGATCGTTGTGTGTGATGAGGAATATTGTGTTCTCTTTCTTTAATTCCGCGAGTAGTATATACAAACCTTGAGTGCCTTCGGCATCCATATTCTCTGTAATTTCATCAAAAAACAATACATTAGAGGTCTCCTTACCAGTGAACTGTAATAGGCTTTGAAGAGACAACATTACAGCTATATTAATGCGCCTTCTCTCTCCCCCACTCAAAGAACAATGGTGAATATGTTTCCCATTAGAGAGTATTTTTTCGTTTAATTCCTCATTGAACTGTATAGTAAAATTACCATTAGTAAGAAGGGAAAGGTATTCATTACATTTAGAATTAAAGTAATCAAGAATGTTCCTGATTACAAATCGAATCACGCCCTGCTCAGAGAGAGCTTTCTCCCAGAACCGCATTACATCATAGGACTTCTGGGCCAGCATTCTCTGCTCTTCAACCTTTTTTATCTCTTTCTTTTTAGCATCAATAGATTTTTCTAATTCTGACTTACGTGTTGATAAGTTGTATAATTCAATATTTTTAGAATATTCAGATGAAGAGATCTCGGGTGTCAAATCTATAATCTTCTTATTTGTATCCTTTTTTCTGTCAGATAGGTCTTTGAGATTATCCCTTAAAAGGCTAAGTTTAATTACATGTTTATCTATATCTTCTTTAGTTTGAGTAATAGTGGATAACGAACCACACGTTTTACATTCCTCCTCCCTAGAATACTCACCCAACTCTATATCGTAATTTACATTATCAATCCTATATCTTAAATCAGCTATCTCTGAATCTGTGTTACTCCTCTTCAGATCCCTAACTTGCTTTTCAGCATCTAAAATATCTTCTAATGATACCTCTGGTTTCTTTTTTCCTTTCTTAGCTTTTTCTAATGCAGAGTAATCCTCACGCATACCTTTATCTAAAGACTCTATAACTGCATTTGATACCTTTATTTGAGAACTGTTCTCAGACTTAATAGGTCTAATCTTACTTCTCAATGAAAATATGTTTTCAAGGTTTAGAAAATTCTTTATAATAAGCCTTTTATCATCCTGTGAGGCAGAAAGGAAATCGATATTGGAGTGCTGCCCAAATACAATAGAGGCCATAAAGGTCTTGTAATCAGTGCCAATAAGAGAATCCAAAGTCTTTTGGGTTTCAATAGCACTCTCCCTGGTATAACTATCTCCAGATTTTTCAACCTTAAGAGAGGAGGGCCTACGAGTTCTGGTGACCTTAATACCGTTATCCAATTCAATCTCGACCATGCAGTTTTTACCTTTGTCGAAATTAACCATGGCATCTTCGTTTGACTTCCTAATGGACTTACCAAAAAGACCCCACACCATGGCCTCTAGTAGAATACTTTTACCCGCACCATTGGAACCCCCAGTATCCTTATTAACTCCATCAATCATGACAACCCCACTAAGGTTTTCAAGAGATAGATCTATGGAGTGTGCTGAATAGAAATTACGTATCTTAACTGTCTTGATCTTCATTCTTGAGGATCTCCAATCCTTCCATTAAATCTTCACGGGGAATATCTGTAGTATTTTCGTCTACGTAACGTTCAATTAAATTATCATCGATAGTAAACACCTTTTTAGCTGTGTTGAAAGTTGAAACGGATTTCTCCGTATCAACCAATGGATGAAATTTAACATCTACCCACCTAACATTGTAATTAGAAAAGATCTCCTTGCGTAAACTCAAAGCATTGAAATCAGTTAACTCATTAAAATATACCCTAAGATACGTGAACCTATTAGGATCATTAATTAACTCCTCATTTCTCGCTAACTCACTGTAGTCAAGTTTTAGGTGTCTGATCCCGTAATCTACTGGGACATACTCTATTTCGCGGGTATAATCATCGACTAAAGCTACAAAATGCCTGTTACCAGCCTCGTTATACTCTGTAGAAAATGGCGTACCTAGTGTGGTAACTAAATTACTAGCGTGCTTAAACTGATGCACATGCCCTAAAATGGTGCGATTCTTAAACGAGGACAAATGAACTTCGCTGTCGTAGTCTCCCTGAGAATTGTAAGCACCTTTATAACCAAAATGACCTAGAACAATATCATCCTTCGGTACATCTGATAAAATCTTCTCTATTATTCTTTGATTTTCATAGTGGGGTATAAAAGTAAATCTAGTCTCATTGTCACGACTGCCTTGATCGTGAACAGTAACAGCGTTATACCTTTTAAACACATTGAGAGTAGTGATGCCATCATCACCTTTAGTTTCGCTATCATGATTCCCCCTTAGAATATGAACATATCTATGCCTCAAAAAGTCAAGTATAGACTTAAAGGCGAGAATCTCTCTAGCGGACGGTTTTCGGAAGTGAAATATATCACCAAGAAATATTACTATTTCGGATTGATTATTATCAAGCATCTGAAGAACAGAAGACACTTGACAATCCAAATAATCCTTGTTATTCTTGTAATCTCTTAGATGGATGTCTCCTACTATTAGACTCTTCAAGATACGATATCCTCAAAAGAAATACCAAGTTTATCAAAATCAGATTTGACTAATTGGTATATCCCAAGAGCGCATTGACGTATTTCGAACTGTGCATCAGGTTGCAATCTTTGCTTCAAAAAGTGAATAAGAGATTGTAAAGATACTGTCCAATATGCTTCAGAGTATATTGATTGGGGGAGAACTGATCTTGCGATCTCTCTAGCAACCCCATCAGCAAGCATTCCCTTATATAACGTATATGCATCATTCATACGGTCTTTCATCATAAGTCTATACCCATCATGCCTAGTCTGCTCCCAATCCAAATCTCCACTAGATTGCCTAGACCCATGACCAGTATTAGCTCGTAACTTATGAGGAATATAGAACTCAGGCTCCAAAACAGAGTATCTCCCCGACAACTCATTCCAGGAACATCCCTTGTCCTCATCAAAGAAGTTATCAAATGCCTCTAAACAAACTTCCATTCCATTTGCATAATAAGTTCTCCAAGTTGCCCCTACTTGGTATTTCATCCACTGCCTCATAGCCATTAGCGGACACCTTATATGAAAGGTATAATATGAATGACGGAACGGACTAGTGTGTCCATGTTTCCACAAGTAACTTACTAACTTCTTATCTTTATCATTAAACTCCTCTGACGAACCGCCATAGGAACACCTAGCCGAGTTTACTACAGATAATCCAACATCTTTATTAGATGAAATCAATTCAACAAAACCAATATCATCCTGTAAACAATAGATTTTATTAGTTTTCATGGTAATACTTCTTATTATAATCTTTAAACAATTCAATAAGACAAGTTCTGAATTCATCTGTACTCATTCCAGAATCCATCAAAGTACAGATATACTCAACTAATTCAATATCAACAATACCAATATCTGATTTAATTAAAAACTTATTAACTGCTTGTGAGACATCCTTATCAGGTAACATTTAAATACTCCATAACTTCACCCATGTTTGTGACAAGATCATTGTCAAAATGTAATTCAACGCCATCTCCAAAAGAGTGACCGACAAGGGTTTCCACCTCAAACGGAACACTGAATTCTAGACCGAAGACATCCTTCATTATAGGGTTGGAAATCATATAGTCGCGCAAAATACTCTCTGCCTCCCAAAGCTCTTCTACAGGACAGACAGCCTCCAGGGAGTCATGCACGGTTGCACAAATTCTTGCTTTTAACTTCCTTTTTTTGAATTCTTTGGTTATACCCAAAAGAGCACACAGCAGTATGTCAGATGCTGGGGATTGAATTGTGAAGTTGAGGCCCTGTCTCAAACATCTCTTAACTACCTTATCATCCTGAGAATATACATTATCCAAATGCCTCCTTCTACCAAACAAGGAATATGCATAACCATTCTCTCTGATAAAGTCACTCACAAAATCCATGAACTCAGGGACAGCGGGATAAGCAGCAAACCATTGCTCGATAATCCTCTCTGCTTTCTTAATACTCAATCCATGCTTCTTTGATAAAGTAAACGCAGACCCACCATATACAATAAGGAAAGACACAGCCTTTGCAATTTGCCTCAAATCCTTAGAAACCTTGTCATATGGTTTTCCGAATGCCAGAGAAGCAGAGTATGTATGAAGATCCAAACCCTCAGTGAAGGCCTTCTGCATCCTTACTTCTTTGGCAATATGGGATAAAACCCTTAGCTCCATACCCGAATAGTCACTGGTGACGAAGGCCCAGCCTTTGGGGGCTGTAAAGATGCTTCTGATATTGTTATCATCATTCTCGCCTCTTGGCAGAGTATGAAAACTAACACCTTTCTTGAACTTGCCTACACTGTAAGCTGCACATGAAAGCCTACCTGTAACAGTCCCATCAAACCTGTAGACAGGATAGACTTTCTTATCCTTATTAAACTTCATAGCTGATTTTGTTCCAGCGATGTATGTCTTGTCCAACTTTTCAGACGCTTTAAATTGTAAGAAGTCCTCAATGTATGAGTGCGCTTTCTGTAATTCTTCGATAGTCTTAGTGGATATCTGAGAGGCACTAAGCTCTTTGTCCTTATTTCTTTGTTTCCAACTTCTCATTTCTTCTTCCTAGAACCTAGCTCTTCTTCAATTTGTTGCAATAAAGTATCCAAACATTCTTTAGAAACAGATGGTTTGTTTTTGTCTGTATAAACAGGTGGATATAACTCAAAACCACCAAGCCTAGTAAACAGAATACTTATTTGATCTTCGTTAGAAGTTACATTGTCAGTCTTCTTAACTTGTTTGTGCTTATAAAGACCATCATGTAGTGAGATGTTATTCTTCTGTAGCTTACCGCCAACTCCTCTAAGATTCTTATCACTAACATCCAGTCCTAAAAACTCCATTTCTGAAAAGACAGGCAACAACGGAGATATAATTTCTTTGGTAATCTTCTCCATCCCAAGATCCTTTATCTTCTCCTTATACACCTTCAATAACTTCAAAGTAAAGTAGGTATCCATAGCGTTACCTTTAGCGCAATCATGGAGGGATTGGCCTTCCCAATCAAACGAGGCTGCATTAGTTACGGTTAGCATATCGAGTTAAGCTCCTCTGGGAAGTATTGGTTAACACACTCCATTAGTGAGTTCGGTGTATTCTCATCTATGAAGTGACTTAGCAGTGCAGTGTCTATAACTCTTTCATATTGCTTAATACCCTCACGGTATAAGAACTTCAAATCAAACTTAGCATTATGGAACGCCTTGTCATTGTTAGGATTTTTCATAATACTTT